AATGGGGCTAGTCAGTCAGGTACAACTTTAGTGTGTGACGGGGCCACTGCGAACGTTAACAACTACCTTCGTGAAGGCGATTACGTTTCGTTTAACAATGAATTGCACATGGTTGTGGCTGATACTAACTCTGATGGTTCTGGCAACGTTTCTATTTCAATCGCGCCACCCATCAGGAAGTCACCGCCTGACGATACAATAGTTGATTACACTGCGCCGGTTCAGGGCGTATTCATGCTTGCTGGCCCAGCCTCTTGGAATACCACAATAGACATTCATAGCAGCTTCAACATAGAAGCCGTTGAGGACGTTCTAGCGTGAGCCGTGGATTTCCTACAGCGGTTGCAGACGCGTTAAGTGCCGGTCACGTTGTTCTAGTTACTTTTGCAAAGCTAGAATTTCCAAGCGGCACAATCTACGTTCACAACTCTATTGGTACATATAATTGGGGTGGGCAGGACTGGCTAGGTACTGGTGACTTTGGCGAGATCAGCCAGATAGAAGAGGGCGCAGACGTTAGCCCTTATAAGATCACCCTCACCCTTTCAGGTTTAGATGCGACAGTTTCTGGCGCCGCGCTGAATGAAGATTACTATATGCACCCTGCGACAGTTTACCTTGGTGCATTAGATGCTGACGATGTATTGATTGCAGACCCAACGGTTGTTTGGGAAGGCGCAATGGATCAAATGAATTTTTCCATTGGTGAAACCAGTGGTGATTCTATTCAGTTAACCGCTGAAAGTGAGCTAGCTAGATTCGACAAGTCTAGCAATAAAAAATATACCCATTCACAGCAGCAAAACGACCACTCTGGCGACTTACTGTTTGAGTTTATGGCTGACATTGAAGATGCCAAGATACGCTGGGGTGACCCGAATTCTGATGCTGTTGCTGGCGTTCCCGGTTTACCAAACATAGATATAATCGACGTTAACCCCGGACTGAGATAGCAATGCCAAGTGTTCAAATGGCATTAAACTCTTGGAAGCGGCGACAGTTTGAGTACGGAGATGCCGACTGCTGCCAGTTTGCAGCTTTCATAGTTAAAGAAATGACCGGCAAAGACTACATTTCGCAGTTCACTTATGACTCAGAAGAAAAAGCAAATGAGTTAATAAGCAGTGAGGGTGAGTTGGTTAATCTGGTCGGTACTGTTTTGGGCGAGCCTTCTAATGAGTTAAAAGATGGCGACCCTTGCGTTGTTAACCTTCCGGTAATAGGGCAGGTCTGCGGCATAAAATATCAAAGCTCAGTTGTTTGCCTAACCACAAGAGGAATGAAGCAAATCCCTGACCGTTACCTAATACACGGATGGAGCGTATAAAGTGCCGCCAGTAGTCACATTCCTTGCCGATTTAGGTGCAAAAGTAGTTCTAACGTACTTGGGCGCTTCAAGTGTTGCCACAGGCGTAGCAATCGCGGCTGGCACGTTGATCGTAGCTGCTGGGGTCTATGCGGCATCTGCTGCTATGAAGTCCTTGATGCCTGACCTTTCAATGCCTCAAGCAGACACTGATAAAACAAGACAGCAAACGGTAAGAGGGACAGTTGAACCTCAGAAGGTGGTTTATGGGCAGGCTCTTGTCAGCGGCCCTATATTCTTCGTTGGTGTATCTGGTGACGAAAACAGAGACCTATACCACGGCATCGCTTTAACAGGCCATGAGTGCGAGGCGATCACTGACATCTATTTCGACAATGAAATAATCAGCAATTCTCAAATAACAAACAATGCCGTAACAAGCGGCACCTTTGGGCCGAAAGAGTCTGAAACAATTTGTATGATTGAGAAAAAGCTGGGCACAGACACTCAAGCATCTAGTTCTCTATTGACCAACACTTTTACACCTTGGACTAGCGCACACCAAGGGAAGGGCGTGAGTTACATTGTCACCAAGTGGACGCTTAATGATGGCTCACAGGAAGTTTGGGATAGGCTGAAGCCGCAAAATATAAAGGCTTTGGTCAAGGGTAAGAAAGATATTTACGACCCTCGATTAGACGTTGCTGCCGGTAATGCCGCAGGCGATAACCCTACAAACGCAGCCTATCAAGCGTGGACTGATAACCCTGCTTTATGCACGGCAAACTTTTTAATGGATGCAAAGTTTGGTCTAGGTGTTCCGGCAAGCAAGATAGATTGGGCAGACGTAGTTACCGCCGCAGACGCTTGTGATGTTTCGGTGGTTATACCCAACTCAGGCACTCAAAACCGATTTACAGCAAACGGCGTTATATTTGCGACAGACAGCTACCGCGCAAGCCTAAACAAACTTCTGTCCTCGATGAATGGCAGTATTTTCTACTCAAACGGCAACTATCGAATCAAAGCTGGTGTCTATGAAGCACCCTCGCTCAGTTTAGATGAAGACGATTTGACCGGCCCTATAACGGTTAAAACTTCAGTAGAGAGAGGCGAGCGGTTTAACACTGTCCGCCCAATCATTATTGACCCAGCGCAAAACCACAAAACCTCAGAGGTTCCACAGGTACAGTTAACCTCTGCTGTTAGCCGGGACAATGACGAGGTTATTACTAGAGACGTTCAACTGTCTTTCACTAATAGCAGCTTCATGGCCCAGCGCATTGCTCACAAGCAGATTCAAATGTCAGATCAGCAGAAGGTGATCAACTTCCCTGCCAACTTGTCTGCATTGAATATAGACATTGGCGACAGGGTTAGCGTTACAGTTGCAGAGTTAAACTACAGCAATAAAGTTTTCCGTTGTGTGAACTGGGCGTTTGCTGACACTCAAGATGGCGCAGTAAACCTGACGCTTGTAGAAGATGACGCGGGTAGCTATGCAGATCCCACTGCTGGCGAGTATTCAACCACGACAGCAGACGGTACCATCACTCAAGGATTCCGTGGTGTACCTGATCCACAGAATCTCAGCGTAACTGCTGGCCTCAAGAACATTGAGTTGAACTGGACTAACCCAGTAAACACCAGCAAATTCAAAGAGATAGTAATCTATGCTTCACCAGATTCTGCGTGGTCGAATGCAGTAGAAATTGGCAGAACGCTAGGCACTCAGTTTTTCCATGATGCGTCAAACGGTGCTGACCCTATAGCAGTCGGTGATGAGAGATATTACTGGATAAGAGCGGTTGCATACGGCACTGGTACTGGCTCGTTTGTTCAGTCAGACCGCAACCCAGATAATGATACCTCAACTATCTCAGCCACAGTCGGGCCGAACAATCCAGACTACTCAGATATTGTTGATAACACCGCAGCCCAAGGCGCTCCCACAGGTTTGACTTTGGTGGAAACCACTGTACTGGGTAATGACGGCTCAGTATTGCCAGCGGTTCGGGTTTCATGGACTGCCCCAACTGTTAATACCTACGTTTCTTTCTACGAGGTTGAATTCAAGCAAACCTCTCAAAACGAAATAGACCTTGGTTTGGTAAGTGATGCTTATACTGCAACGCAAGATTATGGCTCTGTCGGTGATGCCACCACTCTTGAGTTAAATTATGGCAGCGTGAGTGAAGCAGTTGTAGGTGGGGGTGGGCAGTTCTCATCTATCAACGTCTACAGTAATAGCACTGTAATCTCTGGCATGAAAGAGCTAGAAGAATTTACGTTCAGGGTTCGTGCCGTAACGCTCACCGGCAAAACGTCTGGTTTCATAACTGAAACAATCACCTTGCAGGGCGACCAAACTGCGCCAGCAATCCCAGGATCTATAGTTGCTACCGGCGGCATTCAGCAAATCAAGCTGGACTACGACCTACCCTCTGATGGCGACTTGGCTTATGTCGAGATATTCGAGAACACGGTAGACAACCGCCCCGGCTCTAGTTTGATTGTTAAAACAAAGTCAGACCAGCATACAGTCACTGGCTTGGGTAACAACGTCACTAGATACTACTGGCTGCGAAGCGTTGACCGATCAGGCAACATTTCTGGCTATAGCGCGACATTCTCAGCTACCACCCAGAAGATTGTATTAGATGACCTCGCGCAGTCGGTGCTTGATGAGTTCGCGGCGGGTGATGCTTTTGGCATCGAGCCTGTTAGCACTCTCTCTGGTGTAACTGGTTCGCACGTTGGGCAGATTAAGTTCTTGACCACAACCTCAGAGCTTTATGTTTGGAATGGCACAGCGTGGACTACAGACCTTTTCACAGCGTCATCTGTTGATCCGGGATCTATAACTGCGGCATCTTTTGCTTCTGGTGTGGAGCCTATTTCGGCGGTTACAACGCTCCCCTCACCCACTGGGTATACTGGGCCTAACATTGTCTTTTTAACCTCAGACAAAAAGCTATACCGATACGACTCGACGGTGCCAGAGTTTACAACGCTGGTTAAAACTACCGACATAAGCGGGACTTTAGGCGAAAACTTATTTAGCGACACTCTGCGACCTGTTGAGCGTGTCACCACCTTACCTAATATCAACCTAGAAACTGGTCGAGTGGTAATGCTGACTACTGACAGCAAGCTGTACAGATACAACGGCACAAGCTGGACTAGTTCTATTGCTGCGGCTGATTTATCTGACCAAGTGAACCTAGCAACTCAGGTGTTTGGGCAGGTGCAGGCAGCGAGCCTAACTGCGGGCCAGATAACCAGTGCATCTATTCAAACGGGTGCGGTGGTTGCTGACAAGATTGCGGCAGGTTCTATAAGCGCGGTCAAGCTGGCTGCTGATTCAGTGACGGCAAATGCTATCGCTGCAAATTCAGTAGCAGCCTCTGAGGTGGTTGCTAATAGTTTAACCAGTACAGAGTTGAACACCTCGCAGATTTTTGCTGATTCTGCTGTCATCGGTGCCATTCAAAGTTCATCAATTACCACCGCCGCAGTCGTTGCTGCCATTGGTACATTTGAATTTATCCAGACACAAAACATTCAAGCGAACGCGATTACTGGCGGGCTGATAGCAGCATCGACCATAACCGCCAACAAGCTAGGGATAACCGACCTTTCAGCCATATCCGCTAATCTAGGTACTGTTACTGCGGGTACAATCAACGCCTCTCAAGTTTCAATTACTAACCTCAATGCCGACAACATTTCAACGGGAACGCTGAACGCAAATAGGATTCAAATAGATGACGTTACGCTAGACACTGACGGCGCAGGGCAGTTAATCATCAAGAGCGCGGGGGTAAACAGCGCACAGATAGCCGGTCACGCAGTCACCGTTATGGAGACTAAAGAGAACGCATCATCAGTTGGCGTTCCCGGCAACTCAGGCTTAGTCACTATCATTTCAGATTCAATAGTTTTAGCTAATGTGGTGAGTGACTCGGCGGTTTACGTTGCTGGATCATTATCAATAAGTAATTCGTCAACAAGCCCGCTGCAAGTGGTTATACAAATCTTCAGAGGCACAACGCTCATATCTTCACTTGCTGCGACTATACCCGCTGCGGTATATGTTGCTCCAATCTACGCAAATGGTAGAAGTCTTGTCCCATTATCTGCATTAGATGAGTCACCAAGTAACGGCACAACAACTTATACGGTGAAAGTGACTGAGATATTTAACCTTAGCGGCGCGGCGGCTTCTATAATTGTTTCTGAGGCGTTATTAACTTTGCAGGGGGCGCTTCGATGAAAAGTTACATTGGTTTTGATGAAGCCGGTAAAATACTATTTTGCAGCAAGGGTTCAGCGCCGACTGAAGAAGATATTGGCCCGGCTATAGGGTTCATGGAATTTTCTGGAGATTGGCGAAACTGCTATGTAGAAGATGGTCGGGTCATACCGATACCTGAAGCACCAAGCGAAAGCCATTTATTCGATTACAAAACCAAAACCTTCTATGAGTCAGTACCGCTTTCAGTTGACCAGATGGATTCTCAGGCTATTTCAGAAATGTGGGCGAGGGTGCGAATGAAAAGAAATACCCTGCTGGCAGGAAGTGACTGGACTCAAATGCCTGACTCTCCACTCCGCGAAGAAACAAAAGCGGCTTGGGCTACATACAGGCAGGCACTACGCGACATAACATCACAAGCCAACTTGACCGATCAAGATTGGCCCACACTGGAGATTTAGATGGCTACTCAACTACAAATTAGGCGCGGCACCACCTCACAGATGAATGCCTTCACAGGCGCAGAGGGCGAGCTAGCTGTTAACACAACCACTGACACAGTACACGTCCATGATGGATCTACCGCTGGTGGTAAGGCTTTAGCGCGTGCTGACGGGTCGAACATCGCAACCTATGCAGGGTCGTTTACTACCATCTCAGCAAGTGGGGCTATAACCGGCAACGTCACTGGCAACCTTACTGGTAGCGTAACAGGCAATGTGACTGGTGATGTAACTGGCGATTTAACCGGCTCAATACTTACTGCCGCACAAACCAACATCACTAGTGTGGGTACTCTTAGCACTCTAGCAGTTAGTGGCGCACTGACAGTAGACACTAATACTCTAGTTGTCGATGCAACTAATAATCGCGTGGGTATTGGTATAACACCAGCCACTTTGCTTGATATTAAAGAAAGCACAGCAGCAACAGACGCAATAATAGGTTTGACTGCTGGAACAGGTGGACGCGCACAAATACGTTCAGAGGCGCAAGCGGACAACACCTCTTCTGAGCTTAGTTTTTATACAATGAGTGGCTCTAACACAAGCGAAGTCATGCGCATCTCTGGCTCTAACGTGGGTATTGGTACTAGTTCGCCTAGTAGCTTTAATTACCTAAGTACTTCCCCTCATTTAGTGGTAGGCGGAGGTTCTAGTGATACGGGTGTCACCTGTTATAGCAGTACTAATGGATATGGTAGGCTTGCTTTTGCAGACGGGACAGGCTCAACAGAGCAATACCGTGGTTTAATCCAGTACTACCACTCTGATAACTCTATGCAGTTCTACACAGGCTCTGATGAACGCATGCGCTTGTCAGGCGGCCACCTGTTGGTGGGTACTACTGACGATGCGGCAGGAGCGGGAAATACCAATGCTGGGGTAAGTATTAGAGGTGGAAGTGACAACAGGTCTTTCTTCTCAGTGAATAGCAATTACGTCATGCACCTTAATAGAAACACTAATGACGGAAGCATTCTTGAGTTTGCCAGAAATGGGACAAACGTAGGTAGTATTCTATCATCAGGTGGCGACGGAATTATTATTCAAGGTGTTGCCGCTGGCTCTGGGTTATTGCTCCATAATAGTAACGCGATTCTTCCTGCTCAAAACGGTAACGCCGTCGATGCAACTATTGATTTAGGACGATCTTCACCGTCAACATTCCGCTTTAAAGACCTCTACCTATCAGGCAATGCTTCAATGGCTAGCTTGTCGCCGGGGGTAGTAACCATCAGTAGCGGTTCTTATTTCATTGGTAACACTTCTGCTGGATACAGATTTAACAACGCCGCTAATACTTCAAATCTAATGGTCCTCAAAGATGATGGCAACCTGTTGGTGGGCAAGAGTGCTGCCTCCGCCTCCACAGTGGGCATAATACTAAATGCAACTGGAAATATCGTAGCAACGAGAAGTAGCGGAGACAGTTATTCCTTGCATGACACCAGTAGTTACAAGTTTTACGTTGGTGTTGATGGCGGAATTCGTAATTTCTCAGCCAACAATGTAAACCTTTCAGACGAACGTGAGAAAAAGAATATTGAAGCGCTTGAGTCTCAGTGGAATTCCTTAAAGCAATGGGGATTGAAAAAGTTTCATTACAAGGCAGACGATGATTCTGATAACAAAAAGTACGGAGTTATTGCTCAAGAAGTAGAAAACCACAACCCAGAAGTTATATCTGAGTTTAAAATAGATGACGAAAATATACTTATGGCTGTCAAAGAGCAGCAGATGATGTGGATGGCTATCAAGGCACTTCAAGAAGCTATGACCCGCATTGAGACTTTAGAGGCTAAAGTACAAACACTGGAGAACACATAATGACTGCAACATTCAACTGGACAATTGCACAATGCGACAGAGAACTAGCTGACGGTGGTATCACCACAGCACACTGGCGCGTTACAGCCTCACAGACCGTAGAGGACGTAGAGTATACAGCCTCTAGCTATGGCACCTGTGGCTTCACCCCCGACCCTGAGTCTGGCGATTACACGCCCTATGACAGCGTTACGGAAGCAGAAGTTTTAGGTTGGTGCTGGGCTAATGGCGTAGACCAAGAGGCTATTGAAACAGCACTACAGGCTGATATAGACCTACAGGTAACACCTACTACTGGTGCTGGAGTACCTTGGTAATGAACTACATATTAGACGCATTCAACATAGCCACTGCATTGATTGCTCTAGCATCTGCTATTGCAGCCGTCACTGAAACTAAGACAGATGACAACTGGGTGGGCAAAGGGCAAAAGCTGCT